GTCCAACAGAGTACGCGCCGTCCTATCCCGCCTACACGCTGGGCTGCGCCCAGCCGAGGGCTTCTTGCGTCTTCGCATGAGCGCGATTTAGCAAGTAGCGATTAGGCGCTGGCTCTTGCGCGTTCAGCTCGTTGAACAGCGTATCGATTGCATGAAGCTGCGCATCATCGGTCTGTTCTAATCGCCACAGAAACGTGATCCATCGCTTTTTCAAATCGACATGAACGATGAATTTGCCATACATGCCAAACGCCACGACGGCGGCATTCAGAAGGGTCATCCCCAGCGCCAACGCCGCAATGATCGCATCCCGATAAGGGCGCCAGGGATCAGGTAACATGGAGCTGGCCGCCGCGAAGGCCGTGCTGGATAAGAGCAGCGAGGCGAACACGGCCCAATTGAGAAAGCGCCCGTAAAACAGTTCCATGCTTTCGTGATAACGAACATTCATTCGCCCTAGGAACAGCAGGTCATTGCGATTATACGTTGCCATCATGCGTCCTTATCAAGATTTCGGCTTGGGATCGGGCTTGGCGGGCCGTCTGCGGCAAGCCCCTTTTCGGTCATGACCCTCGCCGTTTTTCTATTTTAACCGATTTAACCCAGGGGGTTCTCCATGGCCGGTGCACAGCATGTGATTGACATCACGGTGGACGATGCCGAGATCCGCGCGGGCCTGCGCGACCTTGAGGATAAGATCGGCAACCTGCAACCGTTCTTCCGCGACATCGGCGAGGCGTTGCTCAACAGCACCCGCGAACGCTTCAATACGATGCGCGCCCCGGATGGGACACCCTGGGCCTCGCTCTCGCCTGGTTACGCCTCGCGCAAAAGGAAGAACGCCGATCTGATTCTAGTTCTCAACGGCTATTTGCACGGCCTGCTAACCGTGCAGACCAGCAAGGACACCTTGCGCATCGGTACACCGCTACCCTACGGCGCCACGCACCAGGTCGGCGATGCCTCCCGCCATATCCCCGCCCGCCCTTTTCTCGGTCTGTCCGAGAGCGATACTCAGGACATCCTGGACGCCTTGGAGGAATGGCTGGCGCGAGATCTGCCCGCGTAGCGCGGTTAACCCCCATTCAATAAACAACTTTTCGCCGTTTTATCCCATTAACGGGGACATAAAAACGCCCTGCCGCCATGCCTTGCCTGCGCGCCGACCGCCGCAGCGGCGTTTTACGGCGGTTTCTCGCCATGACCGCACCCCAAGCCTTCCGAAAAATAGTTAAACGATTCTGCGCGTTTTTAAACGGCATCTGGACGATTTGGGGGGGATATCCACGCTCCATTTTTGCCGTCCGGTCAGTTCACCCGCGTTTTTACGGTTTTCAACCCGCTGAAAAGCCACCAACGCCGCCGCGCGCTACCCTGCCGGTATGAACCTCGCCCATGCCTGCAATCTGCTGCTGGATGCTGCCGCCACTCCCCCGGACTGGATCGAGCTATTGCCTGTGGGCCCTGTTATTACGGGCCTCGATGGCCGCCGCTGGCTATTACGCGATCCGCCCGCCCTGGTCGCCGCCTTCCAGCGCCGGGAATTGCCGATGGTTATCGACTGGGAACACGCCAGCGAACATCGCGCGCCGCACGGCTTGGATGCGCCCGCTGCCGGATGGATCGACAAACTAGAGCTGCGCGGAGGGGCTGTCTGGGGCCACGTCGACTGGACAGAACGCGCCGCCCAGCAAATCCGCGCCCGCGAGTACCGCTACCTCAGCCCAGTGTTTACCTACCAAAAGACCGACAAGGCCATCGTCGCGCTGACCTCGGCAGGGCTGACCAATCAACCCAATCTGACGCTGACCGCACTCAATCATCAGGAGTCTCCGCTTATGTCTGTCCCTGAAGCACTGTGGGCCGCGCTGAATCTGCCCGCCACCGCCACCGAGCAAGATGCGCTCAACGCCCTGGCCGCGCTCCGCACCGATCTGGCAACCGCGCGCAACCGCGCCGAAACCCCGCCGCTGGAGAAGTTCATCCCACGCGCCGACTACGACCAGGCGCTGGCGCGGGCCACCCATGCCGAGCAAAAGCTGGCCGATCTGGAAACGGCCCAGCGCCAGGCCCAGATCGATGCCTTGATCGAGAAGGCCCTCCAGGCCCGTCAGATTGCCCCAGCGACCGAATCGTATTACCGGGCGATGTGCCAGCTTGAAAACGGTCTGGCCGAATTCGGGAAATTTATTGCCAAAGCCCCGCCGGTGATCGGCGGCGATTCCGGACTGGAGGGCAAGCCACCGCCCACCAGCACGGCGCTAAACCGCACGGCCTTTGAAGCGCTCACCCCTCAACAAGCCCGCGCGCACCTGGCCAACGGCGGCCAGGTCACCGATTAAGGACGTAACTCATGGCCAATACCCTCACCAGCTTGATACCCGACATCTACGCCGCGCTGGATGTGGTCAGCCGCGAACTGGTCGGCTTCATCCCGTCGGTGGCGCGTGACCCCGCCGCCGACCGGGTGGCCGTCAATCAAACCCTGCGCGTGCCGATTTCTCCGGCGAACGCCGCCGGGACCAACATCGCCCCGGCCATGTCCCTCCCGTCCGCCGCCGATCAAACCATCGGCAATGTGACGCTGACGATCAGCAAGTCGCGGGCGTTTCCGTTCTCCTGGAGCGGCGAGGAGCAATCCGCTGTCAACATGGGGCCGGGTTTCCTGACCTTAAAGCAAGGCCAGATCGCCCAGGCGATTCGCGCGGCGATCAATGAGATGGAAACCGATATCGCCGTGGCCGCCTACAAAGGGGCCTCGCGCGCGTATGGCACCGCCGCGACGACACCCTTCGCGACCGCCGGGGATTACTCCGACGCCGCCCAAACCCGCAAGCTTCTGGATGACAACGGCGCGCCGCTGTCCGACCGCGCCCTGGTGATCGACACCACGGCGGGGGCTAATCTACGCGGCAAGCAGGCGCAGTACCAAATGACCGGCGAGGTCAACCTCCAGCGCCAGGGCGTGCTGCTGGACATCAACGGCTTTGCCATCCGCGAATCCGCTCAGGTCTCAACGGTCACGGCAGGCACCATGGCCAGCGCCACCACCAGCGCCGCCGCGCTCACCGTCGGGCAAACTGTGTTGCCGCTGGCCACCGCCGGCACCGGCGTGGTCGCCGCCGGCGATGTCATCACGCTCGCCAACGACAGCAATAAATACGTGGTGTCCGCCGTTTCGTTCGCGGGCGCGAATCCGGCCTCGGGCGACACCATCACGATTGCCGCGCCGGGGATTCGCAAAGCGCAGTCCAGCGCCGCGCGCGCCATTACCGTGGTCGCCACCGCCGCGCGCAATGTGGCGTTCACGCGCAATGCCATCCTGCTGGCCACCCGTCTTCCGGCGATTCCCGCCGAGGGCGATCTGGCGTCGGACCGCATGACCATCACCGACCCGGTCTCCGGGATCAGCCTGGAATTCGCCGTCTATCCCGGTTACCGGATGGCCGTCTATCACGTGAGTCTCGCCTGGGGCGTGTCGGTGATCAAACCCGAACACGTCGCCGTGCTACTCGGCTAAGCCATTCCCCCTTTTGACAAAGGGGGGTGAGGGGGGATTTTGCCCTACGCCACGCAAGACGATATCGAGGCGCGCTATCCCGGCGAGCTGACGCAGGCCGGGCCGACGGTGGACGGGGCGCTTGATGATGCCGCCGTCGAGCTGGCCCTGGCGGCTGCATCCAATACCCTCGATCTGACCCTGCGCGGGATCGGCTGGACGGTGCCGGTTGCCGCTCCGGTGCCGCGCTGGATCGTCGATCTCGTTTTAGACATGGCCTTGTACCTGGCCACGCCGAGCGCCCTGGCCAGCCAGCCCGACTTTGCCGACCGGCGCAAACGCTACGACACGGCGCAAAGCACCCTATCCGCCATCAGCAGCGGGACGCTGCTGCCGCCGCCGCCGTCCACCGGCGCCACCGGGGTCTACATCACCAGCAGCGCGCGCCAGTTTGGCCGGGGTGTGCTGTGAACCTGGCCCCGGCCCTCGATGCCGTCGCCGCTGATTTAACCCCGCGCTTCCCCGGCCTGACCGTCGGCGTTCACGGCGGAGCCTTCACGGAACGGGAATTGGCCTTGTGGCTGGGCAGTGTGCCTTGCCTGCGCGTCGGCTGTCTGGGCCTGAATCGCATCGCGCCCCGGGGCGGACGCGGTGATTGGCAGGCCGATCTACGCTGGACGGCCTACATCCTGACCGCCGATCGCGGGACCGTCGGCCGCTTGACGCTGGCCCTCAACAGCGTGGACACCCTGATCAGCTACCTGATGACGGGGCCGCGCTGGGGCCTGAACGGCAGCGCGCCCACTCTCGATAGCATTCAGGCTGAAAACCTCTACACCGGACCGGTCAACGTGCTCAGCGTCGCGCTGTGGGCGGTGGCCTGGACCCAAACCCACCATTTTGTCGGAGTTCACGCATGAGCGGTCTGATCTGTGCAGGCAATGTCTATCTCAATCGCAAGGTGTCCGGCGCGTTCGGCGGCTTTCACGGCCCGATCAACGCCACCAAGTTCAGCATCTCGGTCGGCAAATCGACCACAATCGAGCGCACAAGCTACATGCGCGACAGCTATGGCCAGACGCTGGATAGCGTTGTCATCCCCGGCGGTTCCACCCTGACCATTGAAACCGATGACGCCGCCGCCGACGTGCTGCAATACATGCTGCTCGGCACCCTGACCGACATCACCGGCAACACCACGGCGATCGTCGATGAAGCCATCACCGGCTATCTGGGCAAGTGGACCAAGCTCAGCCGGCGCAACGTGGGCACGGTCACGGTGAAGAATTCCGCCGGGGCAACCACCTACGTCAACGGCACGGATTACACCCTCGATGCCGTCGCGGGCATGATCAAGCCCCTGGCCAGCGGGGCCATGACCGACGCGCAAAGCCTGAAGGTGAGTTTCACCCCAGCGGCCATGACCGCGCGGCAGATCATTGCTGCAACAAGCACTGAGGTGCGGGCCATGGTGCGCCTGGACGGCACCAACCTGGCAAATCAAAAGAAGGTCGAGGTGCTATGTCACGAAGCTGTGCTGATCCCGTCGGGTGAACTCGACCTGGCCGGGCAAAAGTTCCTGACCTTCGGCCTGTCGGGCACCCTGATCACGCCGACCGGTGAATCCGGCCCGCTGATCTATCGCGAGATCGACTGATGTCCATCACGCTCGGCGTAGTGACCCTGCCCGGTGATCTGCGCTGGGCGGATGAGTTTGCATGGTCGCCGGTCGTCCAGAGCGCTGAATACTCACTGACCGGCGCGCTGATCGTGCAGACCGCGACCAGGCTGGCCGGGCGACCGATCACCCTGGAGGCGCAGCGCGATACCTGGGTGACGCGGGACACCGTGCTTGCGGTGCAGGCATTGGCCGATACACCGGGCTGGGTGGGCGTGCTCACCCTGCACGATGGCCGCGTGTTTACGGTGGCGTTTCGCGATGAGCGGGTGAGTGCGGAGCCGGTGCGGCATATCGCGCCGCATGAAGACGCGGACGCTTATACCCTGACTTTGCAGTTGCAGACGATTT